TGTGTACGACCTTCAGAACCTTCTGGGCCTATATAAGTGTTGTCACCGGGGTTTTGATTGTTATTATTATTGTTATTAGTTTCCAGACCTATTCTAGTCTTCCAGTTTTCATAGCCTTCAGGAGTTCCCCAATCTGGCCTTGAGGTTTCAGGGGGTGGGTCAGGATCATACCATGCGTCATACTGTCCACTGTCGTCAACAAGACCGGCTATCTTATGGTAGCCCTTCTCCCAAGGCTGGTATCTTTTACCTGTAACTTTTCCTACAACCCCTGTTTGTGTGGGGGCTTCTGGAGTAAAGTCTTCCCAGTAGTCTTCTCCTGCTAATAGTCCGGGTTCAAAAGTATCCCAATAATTCGCCATAATATTATCCTAGTTTTACCCATGCGGCAGAGCTGTTGTAGAAGTAAATACCTTCTCCTGTTCCACCGGGATTCCAATCTGATCCATCAGCATACCGTATGTCTCCCGCTCTTGGCTTATCCTTTAGCACACCTATTGTTGTTGTTCCGGGGGCTACATGAGTAGGCTCAAGTCTGAAAAGATTCTGGTTAAAGATTATCTCACCTAATCTATTCAGCTCATTAAAGAGGTAATCAGGGAGTTGTTCAGTGGCAACTGGTGCGGGATTAGGGTTGAACCTGACAACCGATTTTATCTTTTTGTTTGAGGAAACTGCCATTATCTGGAACCTGCGTCTTCTACTTCAAACCCTACACCACTTAGATTCCAGTCTACATCAGTATTAGACTCTATCTTTATACCGTAGTATCTACCGCTGACAGTACAGGATACCTTTGAGCTGGCATCAGGATTGAATTCATACGGCCCCGCCCATGTAACAGCGTCTTCAGGATACATCTGCTTCCCTACCCAGATATTAACCTTTCCACCAGATCCGGATACTTGCATTCTAGGCCAGACCGCTCTGACATACTTTACTTGGGACTGGTCGTATGACCCATCTTGAGTTAGGGCAATACCGGTTCTCGATATATGGGCGCTCATTATTGATCCATCTTCTGTATTGCCGGAATTATCCTTAAAGAGTCTTTGCTTATATATGCTACCACCGCTCGTATAGGTAGTGTATCCAGTTCCGTCCAAGGAAGTAGACAGGGAGGCATCCGTATATAAAATAAACTCAGTTGCGGGATTTGTCGCATCTATCTTGGCATACAGAACTCCCGCGGCTGGATAAGCACTCCCGGCAGGGGCGTTTATTTCGGTCATGCCGCCCACACCATCTATAATAATCTTGTCTCCATTAGACAAGTTATGTGCTGAGGATGTTGTTATTCTTACCGGATTTGCTTTAGTGGCTGCATTTATAGAGCCAGTAGAAGTTCCCGGAACACAAAATAACAGGTTCTCCGCCCCCCTTTCAAAGGTAAGTGAACCCCATACCCTAGCTGCTGTATCCCAGCCAGTGGAAAACTCTGAAACAACAGCCCCAGAAGTATGTGCATCTGCTGATGTGGCATTAGCTCCTCTGGTTATTCCCGTAAGAGTAGTAGATGTTGTTCCGGTGTATGTTATCTGCTCCTCGTCCACAAAAGCTGTGCCAGAAGATGGAAAGGCTGGTTTACCAGTTGACGCTCCGGTGGCTGTTACTGTTAAACTACCACCGTTTGCGGGAGATCCTGCTGTTATATCCCCGTTCAATGTGGTTTCTGCTCCCCACGCATCAGAAGTGGTACTTACAAAGGCCACACCAAATCCCATAGATGATGGGTTAGGCAAGTCTCTCAGGGTTAGAGTGTCTGTATTCCAGTTCCAGATAACCGCTTTATTAGGGTAGGTATAACCACCAGCGGGATAACAGGCAAGCATCTCATTTCTGTTATAATCAGCTACAGTGAAGGATCTCTTGAAGTTATCACCATCTAAGTTATCAAAGACCTCTCTTCTTAGCCTGTCTGTTAAGAGCGGAGAGATTGTCTGACCGTTGTTCAGGTAGATGTTTGTTTTACCAAAGAAGAAATGTCCCCCGGAAAACTCTGAGACACAGTTCTTTGTCAAGACGCCTATCGTCGGACTTAACAGCCTAAAAGAGAATATAAAGGGAGTGCCTACATAGTTCATAATGTATATGGCATCATCCTTGTAGATCATAAACGACTCTCCTAGCTGAAGACCATCTATGATATCTCCGGGAGTATCTGCTAATTCATACTCACCAGCATCTTTTGTCGCATCTGCCTCATTCCATGAGGTTGGTGGGGCATGTGATGCAGCTTCATTACTCCACTTTACCATCTTTGGATATGGCACTCCCGCACGATCCATGTTTAAAGCGATGAGAAAAGTCTTAAAGGATTTTATTGATTTGCATAGATCAGTGCTGGCTTCCCAGTTAGAGAGTTCTGCTAATTTAGTCGCTGTATTATATAACGCAGCAGACGATGTAGATAATGCCCAGAATTGGGGAGGGTCTTTAAAGTTTGTCATTACCGGGACTCCCCCGATAATTGTATGCGACCATCCTTCCTCTTCACTGGTAGTATAATTTACATCAGATCCAGTAGTTTGCCGGGTTATGTTTGTCCAACCACCACCTTGGTTCTTAAAGACATAAGCCTTTTCTCCCCCAAGAGCTAACCAGTAAACAGAAGTTCCATCAGCCACAGGAAATATATGGTGTGGCGGGATTGGACATGAGGCAAAGACCTCTTCAAACCCAGCACACTTCTTTATTCCGCTATTCCTTACCCGGACATTATTGCCCCCACTCCACGCATTAGGCGGAAGCTGGTAAGGCGGGATGTCAGTTACGATTCCATACTGACCCGCATTATCTATATTTACAAGGGGGACTAAAGCCACTACGTTATCCTATATCCTGAAAACCATGTTCCTGTGGCCGACCCTGTTATTTGAAACCCACTAGCGTCTTCCGTACGAGCATATAAAGAAGCCGTATCCCCTGATGTCATGTACATGTCACAACTTACTGTTAAGGTAGACAAGGTTACTACATAGGAACCACTTGCCTGCCTGTAAGTAGTGTTCGTTGCATATATGGAACTGTCTTTGTAAATTGCTATATCATCGTCTGCGTTATGGGTGGCATTAGATACGTAGGCTCCTGAGAAATGGTACAGGCCTGTTGCTGGGGCAGTAAACACGGCGGTACTGGTGTCAAACTGTCCACCAGAGTTGTCATAAACAGTTGTCCCCCCAATGGCTAACTTAGTCCAGCTATCCGCAGGGATATCCTGATTCCCCGCTATGCCACACATGAAGTTATTGTTTCCGGCAACAACAGTAGTGGTTGCTGCGGCTGCCCATTCGGGGGCAGTTGCCCCAGAGTTCATGGTTAAAACCTCTGTTGCAGCCCCCTTGGCTAATCGAACATAGTCGGTTCCATCATGGTAAAGGACATCCCCAGCCGCATCAGAACCCATGGCTATCTTGGCCCCGTCTACGGCATTGTCTGCTATTGCGGCAGTGGCAATCTGAGCAAAGGCTAATACGTTGGAGCCTGTCGTTGTTAAGGGGTAGTTGGCAGTCCCATCAGCGGTAGGCAAAACCCAACCCACAGTGTCATTACCCATCAACTTGTAATCTACGGTTGCGGATATGGGGAGTTTCTTAAAGGCAGACCCATCGTATATCTTTAGCAGATTAGGCGTTGTACTAGTATCTAGCCATAACCTTCCCTTTCCTACAGATACAGTGGGAGCAGATGTATGTACATAGATATATTCTGATACCCTGTCAACACCGGGAAAAGAATCCTTTACCACCTTTTTTATTAGGCGTAGATGATTGTCGCCATCAGAAACATTGTCTGTAGCTGTAGGCCAATCTTCGTTGAGATCATTGATAAAACTACCAGATTCTATACCCATTATTTGTACTCCACATGATATGGGTCAGGGGTTGCATCTGGTGCAACGGGCCATCCCCAGTATGTTTTATCCACTGTCCGGTTGTGGTCTTTTGTTTCGGGGCCGATAGTTTCATTCCCCTCTGCATCGTAGGTTGATTCGTACCGCACCTCTACAACTGCATGGTTCTGGAAGTTCTTAACGGCTTGTAAACTGGCAAAAGATTCAACCCCAGACTCAAGGCTGTTACCATGTGTCCTTACCTCATTCCTGTAGGTCTTCCATGCGTCTGTCATTGCAGTTCCGCCATCAGCCTCTCGTATAACTCTCCAATCGCTAGAAGCAAGCAACGAACCAACATGGGCTTTTATCTTTTGCACTATCTGCTTCTTTAGGTCTTCTACATCTTTCTCTGTAGTAGCGTAACTTATTACAGTCTCGCCATCTACCAGAGTAAGTGTCTCCGCACCAGTATTGTGGTAGCGTTGATCCGGTGTTACTACTCGCACAGGGGTAATCCCTAACTCAGCCAGTTTCGCCTTACTCCATTTACGGAATATCTGGCGAGGATGAGTCACACCATTTACTGTTAT